GCCTTGTTGGCGAAAAAGTAGCGCCACTGCGCCTGACTGTAGAATCCATGATGCTGGACGCCCGCAGCAATAGCCTTCGCTGAATGCTTGCGCCTAGCCATCGCCCCTCCTCTTCAATAGTCCCTTGCCTATTGCGATCAGCCAACGCTGGTTCTCTGGATCTTCTGGAACCCAGCCTTCACCCATCACACTGCGTACTGCGTCAACCACTGCCTTAGCATCACCAACGTCTGCGTAGCGTTGCATCGCAGGCAGTACTACTTGTCTCAGTTGCTCGTGTTGAGCTGGCGTAGCCTCCCTGTTGGCTGCGCCGACGAACAACACCAGCACCATTGACTTGATCACTTGTGCTTCCACTTACGAGCGTTGAGTGCGAAGTTCGCACGCCTACGCGTCTTGGGGTTCTTGCTGTTCTTCAGCTTCTTCAGTGTGCTGACAGGTATCTTGCTTCCCTTCTTCGTCTTCGTTGACCTGCGCAACTTGCCCGCGTTGGATGGCTTGATGTTGATCCCGGACTTTTTGCGCTTCTTTCCGGGCATAATAGTCGTCTCCGTCTCCGTCGTCCCGCAGCAAACAACTCAACCTAGACCGCACTTCTACACCGCCATTCTACTGCTACGCATTCGGCCTGTACCGCATTTCTAGGCAGGCTTAACCCCAGTACGCGCGGCATGCCCGTTGATCGCCCCACCGGGACCAGCAGGGGTCGTCCCGCCGGTAGGCTGGCCGGTGGCACCAGTGCCGCTAGCGCCCGTTTGCGGGTTGCCGCCCAGTTCGTTCCCAACGCGAGCGTTGAAGGCGTCGGGTGGCGTAGCAACCGCACTGCGATCCTGTGCTTCCTTCTGCAACTCCTTGATTTCGTCGGCAGGAATGTCGTAGCCGATCTTGTTCAGCTCAGCGATGGCAGTACGCACAGACATCACTGGCGGAACTGCCGTCACCATGCCGATGATCTCACTGAACCGCGCTGCGCGGTCCTGCGGTAGCGCAGACTGTACCTTCGGCTTGACGACAACACCCGTGCCACGACCGAAGCCTTCGTAGGCGACAAACCAGCCGTTTGTCAGGTCGTCAAACATCATCGCTTCTTCAGCAAGCTCTTCTGTCTCACGCTCCGCATTCTTCGCGAGCAATGGGCTGAGCTGCAACAGCAGTGCGATTCCGCTTTCGGCAACTGTGACGTCCACGGTGCCTGCTGCAATGTCCGGAACGCCGACACCGTGCTGCATCTGTCCGATGACGAAGTTCATGTGCTCAATGCCGGGCAAGCCGGACTGCACTCCGCTAACGCGCGTGAAGTTGGCGTCTTCTGGAACTTCGACCACGCTGCCGGGCGAGATGTCAAACGTCCCGGCAGTACCGTCTTGGCCAACGGGCGGCCCGGCCGTGCTGGTGTACACACCCAAGCCCTGTACTGCCAGAGTCAGGTCTTCGTCAGTGACAGTCTGATTGATGCTGCGGATGACCGTCTCAATCCCGCGGACTTCACTGCTACCGAACGTCTGGCACGGCTGCTTCTGATTGGGGATCAGATACACCGGCAGGTTGACGATGTCGGCAGGCAGCGAGAACACTGGAGTGATAGGACTGTACGGTGGTTGTAGTTCGTCTATCTGCGGCTGCGGATTGGTGGGCGCAACGCGGTCGTCCCACTTGCCCAGCTCGAACAGGCGCACCTCGCTGGTGATAGTGCTCGGCATCCACGGATCTTCGTTCACCTTGCGGTACGTCTGCCGACGACACACCTGCTTAGTCTCGTCACGCGGGTCGGGCACTAGGTCCACCAGGTGGAAGCCAATAATCCAGTCCGGGTTCTGATCCTTCAGAATGGGGAAGCACTGTTCGGGCTGCACTTCGTGCAAGTAGACGCGATTGCCCTTGGGTGCGGCATCGTTGGCGGTGATGTGCCACACCTTGTCACCACGAATCAGGCCATAACGCTTCTGCCGCGCGTGCTTGGCATACACCTTCTGCTTGATGAAAAAGTTCTCGTAGATAGTCTTGATGGCAGCCTGGTCTGTTGCGTTGCCGACAGTCGTGTCGACGTTGTAGTCCCAGCCCACTTCAAGGAAGCGGTTGCACGCTTCAACCATCCCCTTGGCCGTCGGCAAGTACACCGGCAGTGCGTCGTCCCCGCGCTGCACTATCGACATCGTGCTGGGCACGTTCCAGTAGATGCGTTCGTACAGCATGTACGCGCGGATGCGATCCTGGTCTAGACCGTTGGGTCCAATCCACTGCGGAGGATTGGTAGTACCGAACCACTCCTTGGCGTTGTCATACTGCGTGTACGTGCCAGTGGGATTGCTGACGGGGTTCGTCATTCAGGCCACTTCCTTAGGACTCCGACCCAGTACACGACAACAATTGGCAGCCCCAGGACTACCGTCGCAACCAGTAGGGGAATATTCATTTCCAGTTCCTCTTGTTTGTCGCAGCAAGCTGTTCGCGGGTTGCCTTCTGCAGACGACCAGGATTGTTGTCCGGCGTACGACTAAACCGACGCTTCAGTGTACCGTCTGTATTGATTGTGTAGTCGTCAGCGTTGTCGTGGTGTACACCGAACTTTGCCTGATGAACCTTTGTGCCGCCCTTCTGCGCGGACGGCGTGCCAAAGTACCCAGCGAAGAAGCGCCCCAACGCTTCAGGACCGTGGTCGTCCTTCTTCATTGGCTCTTCTTTCGCGTTCCCCATCTCTTCCTTGGTGTCGGGGTAGCGGTATTCGAGCATGTCGTGAATGGTGTACACGCACTTGCGGTCAAAGCGAATAGTCGGCTTGCGCAGCGGATGGTCTGGGTCTAGGTGCATGTTGGTAACACGCAATGCTTCCCGAATGCTGTCAATGCGGTCGTCCCGGCGCCCACCAGTGCCACCGCTGTGCCGCACGCGCAGGATGTTCTCCAGTGTCTTGGTAGCGCCAGGGTCTTCGGGGTCAGGATAAAAGGTGATGAGCCCAAACGGCACCAGGTTAGCGCGCACAATCTCCATCGCAAACTCGTCAGCTGTCAACCCGCGCTTGTACACCTCGGCAAGCACGTGTATTTCATTCCAGGGACCGACCTGCAATAGCAGCCACACATTGGGATTGGTAAAGCCGTAGTCAGTACAAGCGAACGTCTTCCAGTTGGGATTGAACTGCAAGTCGGTAACGTGTACTTCTTCATCAAAGTCTTTGAACACGCGACCAACGTATTCGGTGAAGTCTGCGCCTATCTCCTGATTGAAGCTTTCGGGAGTCATGTCGTTCAGCAGGGATACAACCTCTGCGTCTACATTGATACCTAGCTCGCGCGCCAGTACGTTAGGCGCTGTACGAGTCTTCTCCATCATGTCTTGCAAGTAGGCAACGTCGGCGTCGTCTGTGAAGCTGCGATACACATACGGATTGCGCCAGCTAGGCGCGCGCATGCTGAACCATTCTTCCACGTTCGGATCCTGGCCTAGGCCGAACATGTTGTAGAACCAGTTCTTCCCCTCTGGTGTACTAACCAGGCTGGCCCATCCGTTGTAGTCCGCTAGCATAGGACGCACGAACTTAGTCCACACGCGGTACTTCAGCTTGGCCGCCTCGGCACACACCACGCCGTGCAAGCCTTCACCAACAAGGGTCTCCGGGTGCTTGGCTGACTTGCCGTGCACGATAAAGCTGCCGCGCCACAACGACATGTGCAAGCTGCCACCAATGGGATCGTTGTAGCTGCCGGGCTTGTCAAACGGCACACCAAGGCGCGTGAGTGTGTTCCAGAGAATGCGGAACTCTTTCTCGCTGTCAGTGTATTCCGGGCCGACAATCCAGAACTCACGCCGATAGCCTTGTTCCTTCAAGTAATGTTCCATCGGCGCAGTGGCAAGAGCTTCTACGACCAGGTCGTGTCCGCCAATTTCACTCTTGCCAAAGCGCCGACCCGCACTCACTGCCTTCATTCGATTGGGCGCTGCGAGTACGGCGCGCTGAGCTTTGTGTGCACGCCAATTGCACTGACGGAACACATCCCACTTGCTTAGCTCAACGGTGTCCATCGGTACAGCTTACGCGGCAAGCTGATACGCTGCCACGTGCACCAGCGCGCTGTTGGACATGAACGTGACGGTGTTGCCGTAGACGCCAACGGGCAGCGTACCCACGCGATAGGGCAACGTGGTGCTGGCAGGAATGGTGTACACGCGGCCCGGCGAACTGACGCCGTCAATCTTGCCCGGCTGTGCCACCGTGACCGTGTGACTGGCAGTGTCAGTGTTGGTGAACTCCAGCCACATGCTGGGACTGTTGGTGACGCTGTTGCCGTTGGCGGCATCACACGCGTCCTGAGAATGGCTCGCGGTTCCTGCACGACTCACGGTCGTCAGGGCAATTGCGGTGGGTGCTGTCATGGTGAATATTCTACCGCGCGAGACACTGTGTGTCGAGCTAGTCCTACGCCTACGTCGTAGCGAACTGTACCTTAACCACCTGTGGGCGAAACATTAGGCCCAACCATAGCGGCGAGGCGAGCCACACAGGTTGAGCCTAATGTTCGCGCGGAACCGAATCCCACAATCCGCGCTCCGCCCTGGCAGGCGAGGTCTCAGGTTCCGTAGGCAGGGATGCCACCCTGCGCCACGGGGTACGCCTTGCCGCTGGTGTCACTGATGGGACGCCGACTGAACGCCAGGTGCATGGCTTCGATGTCAGAACCGTCCAGGGGATAACGCGGGATCGCACGGAGTGCGCCACGTGGGTGGCCGAATGCGACCACGCCGTCCCGGTACGGATCGATCTCGGTGCCACCGTCGGTCAGAGCAACGGGTTCGCCAGCATTGGCTGGACCGGTCATGCCTGCCTCCTCGGTGTGCTTGCCAGGTGCCTGGCCTGGCGGTTTGCCACCCGGCCGCTGTTGCCTGTGCATCGTAGCGCATTGGCTACCCAGATGGCAAGTCAGGCTTTCTTGAAGTTCATCCTATCCTTGCACTGACGATGCGCAGTGCTGGGTCTTCCTTTACCGTCTGTGTATATCGTCGCGCCTAAACGATGACCCTGTTGTAGCCCTCTGGGAACCTTCACACCGCACAACTGACAAGTCCATCTGTCTCTTTCAAATGTTTTTCTCCTAAGTTGAGCAAACGTGTCCGCCACTGTTCACCACCTAGGGTCGTCTGTATTGGGCGCGCTTTGTACGACGAACTTCTTGTAGTCTTCCTTCTCCGTGCTTGTGATGTTCATCAGCAGTTGTTCCCAAGGCTGTGTCTGTCCGACGATCAGCGTCTCTGGTGTCTTACCCATCACGCGCTCAATCAGCCACATCGCAGCCTTCATACGATCCTTCACGTCTGCTTGCTCACTCAACATTATCTGCGTCAGTGTCTCAGCAGCCGACACGATGTTCTCCTTCATCGCATCGTCAGCACGCTTGAACAGTTCAGTCGTCATCTTCGCGTACATGGCTTTGGGCACGACGAGTGTTGCGCCTCCGCTGAACTGTCCGTTCTTGTTCCTCAGCTGCCCGCGTGCAAGCTCCTCTTCATCTAGGTCACTGAGCGGTATCTCACCAGACATCACCTTGGCCATCTTGTCGTTCAGCTTGACGTATCCGCCTTCAGTGCGCTTGCGTCCGTCCGCCGCGTGCACACCGCCGTGTTCAGCACAACGCGGAGGATCGCTACGACGTATCGCCTTGTTGGCACACAACGCGGCGTCGTCTGCAACGTTGGGGTCTTCAAGCGAATAGTCGTGTTCGCAGTACACGGGATTTTCGCGCCGTGCCTTGCGTGCCGCGCCGTGCTGCGTGCTGCGTTGGCGGTCGCCCTTTGTGAAGTCGCCGTCGTTTACGTAGTTGGGCATAGCTAGTCCTGGTCTTTCATGGCATCACGTACGAAGGCGGCACGAAGAAGTTCCAGCGCGTAGTTGTGCAAAGCGAGCGTGTCTTGCGCTTGGCTATCTTCTTGACTGAACGTCCAAACGGCACGCTGTCCGTCTTCGTTAATCGCTTCACATACGGCAACCCACTTGCCTAGGAAGCCTGCCTTCGCTTGCGTGAGTGCGTTGGACATCGCAGCTTCGATGATTCCGTCCATCTTCGCA